ATGATCACCGACACAAAGCTCAGGAAGGCGCTCGGCAAGAAAAGAGATGATATCGAGATTATTTCTGATTCGCACGGGCTCAACGCCAGAATCAGCCAGGCCGGAAAAATATCATTTTTCTATCGGTATCGCTGGGCCGGTAAAGCGGTAAAACTCAATGTTGGTGATTATCCTGCAATGAGTATCACCCAGGCAAGAGAGCGTCGCCAACAATTCAGAAACTGGTTAACTGAGGGACTGGATCCGCGAGAGCAGGTGAAGCTGGATAAGCAGACCCGACAGGAAGCGATGTCCGTTGCCGAAGCGTTCAATTACTGGATTGAAAGGCACTGTATCGCTAACGGGCTAGTTAAAGTCGATTACTATCGCCAGGTGTTTGAGAAACATATCGCCGAACCGATGAAGAATGTCAAAGTCGATAACACAGCGAAAATGCACTGGATCAACGTCTTCGATTCTATAGAAAGCAGGGTGATGGCTCATTACATGCTTTCGCTGTGCAAACGGGCGTTTAGGTTCTGCGTTAACAGAAGTGTGATCGCCTCAAACCCACTCGAGGGATTACTGCCATCTGATGTCGGGCAAAAGCCTAAAAAGAGAACTCGCAGGATGGACGATGACGATCTGCGCAAAATCTATCAGTGGTTGAAAAGCCATATGTCGATAGAGTCCGTTTTCCTGGTGAAATTTATTATGCTTACCGGATGCCGTACGGCTGAGATTCGACTTAGTGAGAGATCATGGTTTCGATTGGATGATAATGAGTGGGTCGTGCCTGCGGGCAGTTATAAAACTCGGGTACATATTAGAAGGGGACTCTCAGACGCCGCCGTTAACCTGGTCAGAAATCACCTCAAGAAAATAAACACCAATCACCTGGTGACTTCACAACGTAAAATTGATGGCGGGATCAAAGATTCGCCCGTTCATTCACCTGTGGCATCCAATTACGCCCGTTCTATTTGGAATGGAACAGGTATGGCAGAGTGGTCGCTTCATGATATGAGGCGGACGATAGCCACAAATCTCTCTGAGTTAGGTTGCCCGCCGCACGTAATTGAAAAGCTGCTCGGGCATCAGATGGTGGGGGTTATGGCGCATTACAACCTTCATGACTATATCGATGATCAGAAACACTGGCTCCGCGTTTGGCAGAGCCATCTTGAAGAGATCATCGGAGAGCCCTTCAGTTAATTTATCTTCTTTTTATCCTCCCACTCTTTGATTGACTCAGAGCGCCAGCGGTTAGGGTTGCCGGGCCAGTCAGGGGGTGGGAACGGGCATACGAAGCCCCGAGGCATTGTGTCTGCACTTTGCCATGACCAAAGGGTTTTGCGTGAAATTTTGTAGCGACTGGTCAGGTCTGACGTTACCAAAATATCATCCATAGCTCTCTCCAGTTGCCCGTTCGGGCCATTCAAAATCTTTTTCAACCAACCTGCCCGGGCAGGGAGCGGAGACGGCGCATGCCGGTCATCGCTGTGGCCACGTAGCTCGCCTTTCGGTTCACCACCTCCACCCAGACTTTCACGCCTTCAACCTTCACCGTATAAGTCTCTTTCATCTTGCTTCGCCCATAGTCGCCATATGTTTGCAAGTGAGCCGCCAGCGCAACATCGCAAGCGCGGCGACCAATAGGTGATTGCTTACTGCGATTAATCAGCTTCATCATCACTGCACTCCCAAAGTGGCTACGACATCACTCGCTGTTTCGCGGTTACTGCCTTTGCTGGATATAGCCCGGCGAGCACTGACGCGGTGCAGCGTGAAGCCGTGCTGTTCGTAAAGTTCAATTACGCGCGGAGCGGTAGAATTGCTGATCACCACTTTCGCCCCCCGCTGGTGGGCTGCCACACAGCTTTCCGTAAGCTCTACCTGGCTATCCCATGAGAACCCACCAGCCGCGTAGTTAGTGAAACCCGCGGTGCCGGGCAGCGGCTCATAAGGCGGATCGCAGTAAACGACGTCACCATCACCAGCCAGCGCGAGCGTGCGCCTGAAGCCTGCATTCATGAATACGCATGTGTGAGATTTCCGCTTAAATGCCTTGATCTCTTCTTCCGGGAAATATGGCGCTTTATATTTCCCAAAGCCGACGTTAAAAAAACCGTCCAGGTTATAGCGAATCAGGCCGTTAAAGCAGTGCCGATTGAGGTAAAGGAATGCTGCTGCACGCTCGACCGCATCCAGCCGCTGCGCGTTGAATGCTTCACGAATTAACGTATAGTTTTCGGCATCATTAAGATGCCTGAATGCCTTCATTGCCTCATAGATCACCGAATCGGGGACCACCGCCAGCATCTGATACAGGTTAATCAGGTCAGCGCTGACGTCAGCCAGAAGGAAGCGTTCGTGCTTGTCTGAGTTAAGGAACACCGAGCCGCCACCCACAAAAGGCTCAATAAGGCGTTTACCTGCGGGGATCAGGCGATCCAGTTCCGGCAGCAGCGAATATTTGCCGCCAGCCCATTTAAGGAACGGGCGCTGCCAGCTGCGCAGCGCCGGTTCTTCTATGGGCATCGCCGCAGCTCCACTGCAAACAGATCCGTATCTCATGCTGCCACCTGCTTTTCGTTAAGTTCTTCAGCCAGTCGTTGCGCCTTCAGTGGGTTGGTAACGACTTCACCCCACGGCAGCAACCATCCGTTTTTCTCTTTGAGCCAGGGAAGGCGCACCGCGCCAACCCTGATTTCGTCGTGAGCGTGAGTCATAGGATGGACTCCATTTCGTCGATGTAGAGGCCCTGAGCAATCAGGCGGCTACGGCGGGCGGCACGGGCTATGCACTCCTGCCGTCTACCTTCCTGCGATTGCTCAATGGCGCGCCGGGTGAACAGGCGCGATTTGCCCTGCGGCGTCACAACCTTCGGCTTCGTGACCAGGTCGAAAGTCCGGTCGCAGATGCCGTCCCCGTTGATCCACTTTTCCGACTCAACGATCTGCGCTATCTGTCCGGAGCCGCGGGTAATACCGTTGGCTACCCGGTTAAACTCGATGAGCGTTACGCCAAACTTCTCAGCGATTTCGCTGCCGGTTACCGGGCGGCCGCGCGTCTGAATCATCCAGATAACGCGCTCACGAAGGCCGGAGAATTGCCCGGTGCGCCCTGGCCTGCGGTAAAATGGTGTGCGTTTCATGCTGCACGCTCTGTGATTTTCTGAATTTCCGATTCCAGATCTGCAAGGAAGCTCTTAACCTCAGATTCGATTTCGCGCGCCAGCTCTTCATCGAAATGAATCCGCTTCTTGAAATAGGCGAGGTCAGGCGGCAGGCGATCATCGAAACTAACGAAATCACACCATTTCCGCCCGGTGCACATCATCTGTGCATGCATTTGCAGCATGTACTGGCGCTTTGGCTCACCAGTTTTCAGCGTTTCAAGATGGGTCCAGGTGTTGGGGCATTTGATTTCGATAAGCCCGTCGTCGTTGACAAGTCCGTCCGGGCTGGCTGCGAATCCGGGTATGGTTGGGTGATCGATGAGCCCAACTTCAGTGATTGCCGCATTGAACTCATTCAGCGCGTACATTTCGCGTGCCACTGGCTCAAGTTCAGTGCCGCGCATCATCGCGGCATTCGAAAACCCTTCCTCCAGCTTCCCGGTCAGCCGTTGGCAAATCAGCTCGGCCATGTAGTTCTGGCGGCTGGTGGAGTAGCCCGACTTAGTCCGGGCCATGACATCAGCCAGGCGACTGGCTGTGACCTTGCCGCAGCGCGCAGCAAACCATTCAGGGGTGCGTTGCTCTATCATTCAGCCTCCGTCTCTGCGACATTGACAGGTTCGGCGTTGTCGACAGCAAGACTCATGTCATACATGCGTCGTTTCTCAACTGCGCCGATCACCTGTTTCTCTTCGGCGCTCAGAGCCACCCAGAACTCCTGATACTTAACGGTTCCAAGGCGCGCGGCGGACTCACCTTTTGCGATCAGTTCCGGGCGGCGGCTATCTGATTCATGGCCCGCATGAACCTCTGCCGTTGTTCCTTCAATTACTCGCTCTGCCTCGTCCTGGTCGAAGATGCCAGCGAAACCAAAGGCCAGACGCGCGCACTGGATCAGCGTCTTGTGGCGAAGCATGCGGGTAGGGTGGGACTGCCATGGCTGAGTGTTGCGTTTGCACTCTCCCATGTACTCGGTGACGATGGTCGGGTGCTTACGGTCTTTGCGGTAAATCTTGCAGGTACACGCGCCTTCCTCCTTGTCGTAAGAGAACTCCATGCCGTCAAACTGAGGATGCTCGTTGATAATGCGAGCCCATCCATCAACGCCGACGACCGGGACAATCCCGCCTTTATCTGGGAATGCGTAAATCTCTTTGGTCCATGGGTTCAGGCCGTACTGGTTGGCGACGATCAACAGGGCTGTAAACTGCTCGTCCGTGACGTTGCCACCTTTGAACGCTGTATTCTTCAGCGTATTCATCAGGTCTGTACCGGCATCCATGCCGAGGCGTGCGGCCAGTTTCCCGGCCATGGTGGAAAGTGCAGTACTCATTGTTAAATCCCTCAAAAATTAAAACGGGCAGCCGGTACGGTGTTCCCAGTCGTATTCCGCCTGGGCGTAAGCAACTACCGAAATGAAATCGTTGTAGGCCTCGCCAGCTTTATCGCTGCGAAGCCCTTCGTATGGGCTGGAGTCTATCGGGATCGTGAAGTGGAAGAGGCCGGACGGCTCTTTAGGCATCATGTCGATGATTTTCTGCGCCCGGTCGTCGATCCACTTCTCTTTCTCGTCGGTGATCTGCTGCTCAGCCCAGCGCCGATCTTCGATGCGGTCGTAAGTGAGGTATGCGTTCATGGTTGCCTCAGTAATGAATTTTCGCGCAGGGGATCAGGTTATCTTTCAGAGCGGTAAGCACTTCGATAGCCTGCTCGCGGGTTAAGCTGGTTTGGCTGGTGAGCGCGTTAACGATGTTGGTGCCGACCGTCTTGCGGTGCTTAACGTCAGCTTCACGCTTTGCCTGCTCATCGGCGAGGCGCTTCTCTTCGGCCAGGCGGGCATCTTCGGCCTGTTTGGCCTTCAGGCGCTCGGCTTCAACCGCCGCGGCTTTTTCGCGTTCCGCCCGGGCTTCCGCTTCCTGCTTCTCGCGAGCTGCACGCTGTTCCGCTTCGACGCGCTGGCGCTCCGCCAGTTCAGCGCGGGCTTTCTCTTCGGCTTCACGGCGCGCTGCGGCTTCAATCTCCGCTTTGTGCTTCGCTTCGGCATCGCGGCGGGCTTGTTCTGCCGCTTCCTGTTTCAGCCGCTCATCACGTTCACGCTGAGCCTGTTCCGCCAGACGGCGCTGCTCTTCGCGGTCACGGTCAAAATCCTTGTTCATCAGTAGAGCCATTTCGTGGTCCGCTTCGAACTTGGCAGCCAGCTCCTGATCGAACCTGATGTTCATCTCCAGCGCTTCGGCGTGCATCGCGTTCATGGCTTCTTCAGCCTTAATGCGTTCCTGCTCGGCTTCCCATTCGGTGAGTGGGCGGCGGGTCGCATCGCGCAGCTCGTCGCAGGCATCAACGAATCGCTTAATTTCGGCCTCAGCCGGACGCACAGCCTCTTTCAGGCGCTTCAGGTACTCACGGCCCGGCTTTTCGATTGCCGTCTTGCTGCGGGACACCTGCGCTGCCAGAGAGGCAACACGGTCACGGCCTTTCTTCGTGGACAGGTCCGGCACTTCGTTTACAGCCTGGCGGATTTGCTCAAGGTACGCGTCAAGGCCGCCCGCTACGTAAAGCACTGGGGCCTGTTCCGGCTTGATTTCGATGACAGTTAAGTCCGTTACTTCGCTCATGGTTTCTCCTGAAATTTGGATGTGCAGATCCCGCCCGCGTAATGCCAGGCCGATCGGTTGAATAGGGTGGTTACTGCTGCGCGATGGATTTCGCCGGGAACTCGCCGTTGCGGATGATGCTTTCTACCGGCCAGCACTCAGCTGACACTTTCTGCTCTGTAGCTGCCAGGCTGCATTCCTGCTGGCTGTCGTAAACGCCGAGAATGACATCCTGATAATCACCGTTGGTCATTGCCACGGTCAGGACGAGTGCGAATAAAGTTTCCATCAGTGAAGAGTCCTCCCGATGGCGACGGCGTAAAGGCGTTTTGCTTCTTCCCACGCCGGAGCATTGCGATGGAGCACCGCGAACGACGCGAGCCGTTGGGCCTCTCTGATCTGCTGCTGGTTTACCATGATTTCCTCTTGGCCTTATCGCGGCGAACGGAACGGTTAATACAAGACTTCAACGCATTTATTCAGTGTTTCAATGGGCGGTGGATGGCCGCCGGTTGTCATAAATGGGCAGACTCGAAAATCTGCCTATGTATGGCCGATAAAAAACCCGCCGGAGCGGGTCATTCATTCTTTGGTATGCCGCAAAGGGCGTTTAGCGTTTCAACGGGAATGGCAAGTGCGGTGCTGGTCGCTTCACGGCGTTCCACCTCAGGCAAATATGGCACTGCCTCAGGCCACATCTCAGCCAGTTTTTTAACAGTTGAGACTTTGGTTAGAGCACCTTTAACCTGCTATTGGAAGGCATCAACTTCATCGTAAAGAACGTTGATGGTTACCGTCGATTCAGTGAGTCGGTCGTGTAATTTTCCAACTTTCTTCAGCGTGCTGTAACTTTCAGGAACGAAACCCGAATCAATTACAGGCGCGAAGGAAGCTCCGAAGAACAGGTCGCTTTCAAGATCGTGCTTACCAATATGTTTTCCACGGTGGCGATAGCGATGATCCAAACCGTTCCTGGCTAATTCGTGATACTCACCATTAATAATGACCTTTAAAATTGCAGTTTTAGCGCCGACCTGCATCTTGATGAAGGAGTTATCTTTGAAATCTTCCCGAGCCTTAGTTATTTGCTCATCGCTAGTGTTTTCCTGCTTGAGCAATGCCTGTCGAATTTCTTCAACAATTTTCGCCCTCTCATTAACCGCAGCTTTCGCTTTCTCAAACAATGGGGATGCGAGAAGCAGGTTATGGCATAGCTGATTTTTAATTTCGTTGTTAAGACGAATCATTGACTTACCCTCTGTCGTTACCCGCTGATGCGGGAGAAATGCTTTGGCGATGTGGTAGGTGGGAGACCCATTTCGACCCGATTCGGCCTACTTATCTTCGGCAATAGCTCCTCGGGCCTCGCCGCTTTACGTGCGACATATTCCCGTCCATGAACCCTTCACCACATCCCATAACATTCCCTGTATTGGTCAGCGCCAACTCCCTGCCAGTGTTGCCCGTTCTCACGCCGTTCTCGCTCTCGCGCGGGGATACTCTCTCACCGACCGGATCGCACCCGGTGATACAGCACGTTTACGTGTAGGGGTCTTAACAGGTCATTGACGCTGTAAATCTGCATGTTGTTAAAAAGCAGGCGACTTGCTGTCCGCCGCTGGCTAACTTCGCTCAGCTGTCGATGTTTCGTTTCGATGGGGTAAATTTAGCGTGATGCTAAATTATGCGCAATAGCAAAATGCTAAATTGTTGAATGGTTTTATTTAGCGTATTGATTAATAAGCGATTAAAAATTTACAGCGAAGGAATTCGGGACGTAAAAAAGCCCGCGCGATGGCGGGCTTGAGGGGTTTTGCGTGAGGTTATGGGATGTTTAGTATTTTGGCATCAACCACAACGCCGATGATTTTGCAGTTTCCATTAATTTCTAGCATTGGATATGCGGGGTTAAGGGGCTTTAGGAAGCGTCTGCCGGCATCGATTACAAGCTTCTTAAAGGTCGCTTCGTTATCGCCTTCTAGCTTCGCGACAACCAGCTTTCCGTTGCGCGGCTCGACTTCAGGATCAACAAGTATCGCTGCTCCCTCGGGTATGCTCAGTCCAGCCGGGGAGGTCATAGAATCCCCTTTAACGTCCAGCCAGAATGAATCTTCTGAGCAGTCAACAGTCGTGTCATACCAGCGATCTATCGCTCTTCGGTGATAAGGTTCTACAGCTTCCATCCATTGCCCCGCGCTTACCCAGCTGATTACAGGATAACTTCCTTTTGTCTCGTTCAGTCCTCGAAATGCAACGTTCGAAGGTTCTTCACTGGCGTGTAAAACATCCATCCAGCCAAAAGGCAGATCAAGCGCAGTTTCAATTTTGCGAGCCATCTTATCGCCGATATTGCGATGAGGGTTTGGTCCCAGTAGCTGACTAAGCGCAGCCGGACTTGTCTCGATGAGCTCGGCAAACTGCGCTTTGGTCATTCCAGACTCGTGCTGACGCTTCTCGTACAGCGCTTCCAGGTTGGCTTTTCTGATTTCTTTATTTTCCATACCTGCATTGTTACTGCTTTTAGCAAAATGATAAATGTGCAAATTGCTAAATGATGCTTGCGTAGTATTTAGCATAACGCTAAACTCCAAATCAAACGACTCACCCGGAGACACCAATGAGCACTGAACTACACCGCTGGCGCAAGGCCGCCACTACCGACGAATGGGCGCAGCTCGCAAAGTTGGCTAACACGACGCCAGGTTACCTGGACCAGATCGCCTACGGAAATCGCCGGGCATCTCCAGAAATGGCATCTGCTATCGAGAAAGGCACGAAGAATTTTCACCGCCAGGCTCCGGTCCTAAAAGAAAGCCTGGTATTCGCATCGCCGCGTGATACTGCGGCCTAACCACGAAAGGGAAAGCAATGCATTCACTTGCGTATCAACACAATACCGGAATACACCCGGGAGCGATGATAAACCGCGCTCAAGCTAAAGCGACGCCGGACCACGAAAAGATCCGCGATGCGGTCCGTGCCTGGTCATCGGCGCTGGATAATCAGGACGTGGTGTCAGCGCTGATCATCAACGAATACCGGGAGCAGGGCGGGACCGCCATCAGCTTTCCGGACGACATCAGCCGGGCGCGCCAGAAGCTGTTCCGCTTCCTGGATAACCGCTTCGACTCTGAGCAGTACCGCGAGAACGTGCGCCAGCTGACGCCCGCAATCATGGCCGTTTTGCCGCTGGAGTATCGCCATCGACTTCTTCCAGAGGACAGTTTTATGTCCCGCTTAGCTCGACTTGAGAAAGAAACGAGCGAGGCGAAAGTGGCCGTTGCGATGAACGCCCCGCGTCACCAGAAGCTCAAGGAACTCAGTGAGGGGATTGTAGAGATGTTCCGTGTCGACCCGGATCTGACCGCGCCGCTGATGGCTATGGTCACTTCGATGTTGGGGGTTATGTGATGGGAAGTTTCAAAAATGGCGAAAGCCAGTCTGCGCGAACAGAACTGGCCTTCAGATGCAAATCGTGTGCACTCATTGCAGGAGGAATAATGGCAAAAAATCCACGCTATTACCATACCGCTGTACATAAAAACATAACCCGCGACCGCTTCATCCGCTCGGTTAACCCGATTGTGGCAGAGAAGATGCGCGCCATCCTGGAAGAACTGAAACGTAAGGAGAGTGGCCGTGGGTAACGTATCCAATTTAGCCGAAGCCAGAGAGGCCAGAAGGCTCCAGAAACCGCGCACGAATGACGGTAAGGGGTTTGCCTTGCTGCACCGTAAAATTATGGATGTGCCGTTCTACAAGGACGCTGAGGCGGCTCATTTATGGGTTCACATGCTCCTGCGTGCTAATCACGAACAGACACTGGTATCTACTGATGTTGGCGATGTGATCTGCGAGCGCGGAGAGTTCATCACCGGGCGAAACACACTGGCAATGGAAACGGGTTTGACCGCTGATCGCGTTAAATCCCTTCTCCGTAAATTCCAGAATCTGGGCATGATCACCACCAAATCGAACAACCGTTTTACTGTTCTAAAAGTGGTCAAATATGACGAATATCAGTCAAATTTTTGTCCAGCAGATGTCCAGCCAGCGTCCAGCCCAAACATAGTCGTACCAATGCCTGCGGAGGTGGAGTGTCCAGCCGATGTCCAGCCAGTGTCCACAGATAACAATATATTAAATAACTTACTACCTAACGGTAGTAAGTATGTCGCAAATGACCAGAAACCCGCTGAAGAGAAAAAGTCTCGTTTGTCATGCGATGAAGTATGGCAATGCCTGAAAGACGAACTGCCTGAAGCACGGGGATGGAGATGCCTCACTGATGAGCGACGCAATCTGATCCGCACATTCTGGGGTAAGGCTAATAAGATTGCCCGCAACCTGGACGGCAAGCCGATGGATATGGACGGTTTCAGAAGCTATCTGCGTTACATCGCTCAGAACTGCCGCTGGATGCTTGAAGACCGACCAGACCAGAAGTCTGGGAAGACCTGGCGCCGCATGAAATTCGATAAGTTCCTGACCGAAAAGCTCTACATCGAAGTGCGCGAGGGGGATCGTGATGACCGCTGATTTCATGGCTGTACCACAAAACCTCGAAGCAGAGCAGAGCGTTATCGGTGGCCTGCTGCTGGATGATGACAACAGCGAGCGAGTCCAGAAGGTTCTGGCGATGCTCAAGCCTGAATCGTTCTACAGCCGACCTCACCAGCTGATCTTTGCCGAGATGCGCCAGATGTTCCGCGACAACAAGCCAGTCGATGGTCTGACATTGTTCGACGCGCTCGAAGGCAAAGGGCTCGCGGAGCAGGTAGGTGGCTTTGCTTACCTGGCGGAGATCGCCAAGAACACTCCCAGCGCTGCAAACATCGTGGCATACGCTGCGTCAGTCCGGGAAGCCGCAATGGAGCGCTACGGTATCAGCCGCCTGACCGAAGCTACTGAGCTGCTGTATTCCCGCAATGGCATGAGCGCCACGCAGAAGTACGAGGCCATTCAGGGTATTTTCACCCAGCTCGCAGACCATTCAAAAACCGGTAGTCGCCGTGGGTTGCGGTCGTTCGGCGAGGTTATGGATGACTGGGTAGCAGATCTGGAGAAACGCTTTGACCCTTCAGGCGAACAGCGCGGCATGAGCACCGGCATCCTGTCACTCGACCGGCTGCTGGCGCCGAAAGGTCTGGTTAAAGGCTCTCTGTTCGTGATTGGCGCAAGGCCAAAGATGGGCAAGACAACCCTGTACGGTCAGATGGCGATCAACTGCGCGGTTCGTGAGAAAAAGCCAGCGCTGATGTTCAGCCTCGAAATGCCGGGCGACCAGATCCTCGAAAAACTGGTTGGTCAGAAGTCTGGAGTTAACCCGAGCATTTTTTACATGCCAGCCACGGATGACGCCGATGACCAGTACCAGGGCGATTACGACGGCGACTTTAAGAAGGCGATCGCCACCGCCGGGCGATTGAGTGAAATCGACATGCTGTACATCGACGATACTCCTGGCCTGTCACTGGCGCACATCGTTAGCGAAAGCCGCCGAATCAAGCGCGAGAAGGGCTGCGTAGGAATGATTTTGGTTGACTACCTGACTCTGATGACCGCCGAAAAAGCCGACCGTAATGACCTTGCCTACGGGATGATCACCAAAGGGTTGAAGAACCTCGCTAAAGAGCTTGGCTGCGTCGTCGTGCTGCTGACCCAGCTCAACCGCGAACTGGAGAAGCGAGTGAATAAACGCCCGTTACCGAGCGATTCCCGCGACACAGGACAGATTGAGCAGGACTGCGACTACTGGGTTGGTATCCACCGGGAAGGTGCTTTCGATGACAGCGTGCCGCCGGGAGAAACCGAGTTAATCCTGCGACTCAATCGCCACGGCAGTACCGGAACGGTTTATTGCAATCAGATCAACGGGGCAATTTACGACACAGACCAGCAGGCCGCCGCCGCAGAACGACGCGGGCGTGAGCAGCAGCCGAAAAAGAAAGGGGGATTCTGATGACCATAACAATCCGCGGGCAGATTCTTGCAGCCCTGCGTAACAACCCGGGCCTGAACAGTGCTCGTATTGCCAGCATGATCGGCATGACCACCAAAAAGATTTCCGGCCCGTTAAGTACGTTGTTTGCAGACGGCCTGATCGAGTTCGAAGGCAAGCACGGACAGCGGCTTTATCGGCTGACCGATTACGGCATGAAATACGCACCAGAAACAATCCCGGCTATGCCGAAGGGAAATTCGAAGCTGGTGCAGCGTACAGAGGCAAACGTGATCTGCCAGGAGTGCCGCAACAGCGCGGCGATGAGAAGGGTATTGATGGTTTGGGGGAGGGTAGGGGTATGACAAACGTAAGTGCAGTAGAAAAAATGGCTGAATTAATGCAGCAGATGGAAGAGAACTCGCCCCGAGTTGCTGCTCTCCAGTATTGCCTGACACAGGTTGCGGAAAAAGTCGAAGAAGCAGAAAAGCGCAATGCGGAGCTTGAAGCCAGATGCGCTGCGCTGAGTGCGGAGAATTCGGGACTGAAGTCAGCGATTGACGCAACTATCGGATGGCAGCAATCAACCGATCCGGAGAATGTCGAAAGCGTTCGAATGCTGGTCGACGTTAAAACCCCGGTAACCGACGCTTTCCTGGCTGAAGTTCTGGCGCATGGGGTGGAGATGGCGGCTTGCGCTCTTGATGACGTAAACCAGTTTAATTACGCAAACATGCTTGACGATTTAGCGCAGAAACTTCGCAAGGACTCCAACACCGCAGACCCGTTAGCCGCTGGCATCATCACTGAGGTGGGGGATTAGGGTATGGCTAAGTCACAAATGAAATTGGCTAATCGCGCATGGCGTACAGAAACAAAGGCTTTGGGCTGGCATGAAGGGCGTGGGATGAATCGCAAGCAATGGAAAACTTTCTGCCGGGAAAATGCCGCCACAACCGTAGAGTCGCAAAAATACAGCGATTGTCCTGTATTTGGCGATCAGCAAGAAGCCAGAGAAATCGTTGCCGAAGAACTTACCGAATGGACACTATAGGACTAACCCATGACCAAACTAACCAAAGAACGCTTGGAAGAAATCGCAGAGCTTGCAAGAAAGGCGACGTACAAGCCATGTGCAATGCACATGACGAATTTATTGGTAGTATGCGATAGCGAAGTTATCGAGGAAATGGCCCGCCAGTTGCTTGCAAGCATGGAGCAGGAGCCTGTGTCGTACACCTGTAGTGACGCGTTAGATGATGTTTACTGTGGTAGCGCAGCCATGATGGGGCCCGCTGGCGCTGTGGGAGAAGTACCACTCTACGCAGCACCACAGTTACCGCAGCCAGCGGTGTTATCAGTGTCTGAGGGCGTGCTTAAAAGCCTCTTACCCGATGTTGAGAAGTCCGAGTTCTGGTTTGAGCATAATGGGAAAATCTTTTTTGAAGGTGTGAGGTTTAACAATGCGGTATTTGAAGCCTGCCGCGCCGCCATGCTTCAGGGTGCCGAACTTGTAAGTAATCGTGATGAGTTGCCGGATGGTTGGGTGGCTTGCAGTGAGCGGATGCCGGAGAAAGCTGATGAAGTTTTGTGTGCCAAAGAATTCGATGGTCCAGGTGATTGGCGCCAAAAGGTTGGTTATTACTTAGCGGGGAAATGGACGGTGTATAGCGCATCATGGACGCCGACCCACTGGATGCCACTGCCAGCAGCACCGCGGCAGGAGGTGAAGTGACGAACAAGATGACGAGAGTTACCATAGATATAAATCAAGGCCCTTAGGGGCCTTTTATTCTATGATAAACGGACTTTGTTTGAGAGTGACGCCATGAAGCCCAAGAAGCTAAATGCTGAGCAGCAATACAAATTAGACCTTGAATTGGTCAAGAAGAAGCCTGCGAACCGGACCGAGGCAAAAGCCCATTTGGCCGCACAGTTACGGATCAGCAAGTACAAGACGCAGACCTCTTCCAAAATCCGCGTAGGCAGTTTTAAGGGGCGGAAGAAGGTACATTTCAGTAAGGCGGAACAAGCAGCCAGGGCAGCACTAAATAAAGCAAATGCCATTAGATTTTCCGAAGGGGAGGTCGAGTCCGTCGATACGGATAGAATCTCAGAAAGTAACAAACGCTGGCGCGGGAGAACTGCTGACTAATGTCTGACTGGAATATTGCTGCAAAGCCGCAGGAAGAACGCGACAAGGTCAACGTTGACCTGGCAGCCTCCGGCGTAGCCTACAAAGAGCGCCTGAACATGCCGGTTATCGCTGAGGTGGTGATGCGTGAGCAGCCCGAGCATTTGCGTGATTACTTCCTTGAGCGTCTGAAGTTTTATCGCGAGAAGTCGATAGATTTACCAAGGGCATCCGATCCGCGGTACATGGAAATGGCTGATTCTAATAAAAAATAAGCCCTAACGTGTTGATGACCTTATCAGACCTAAACAGGAGGTTTTTCTAAAGTGATTAATATCATTGTTGATTCCAATGCTTGGAATTTTTTACATGTGAGTGGGATCTCCTTAAGCAACGAGCTTCTTAGCGATTATAACTTTCAGATAACATTAGAGGTGTCTCGTGAATTGCAGGAGTTAGTGGGCAAGGAAGGGAAGGAAGCTCTTTATGAATTCTTTGTAAGTGAGACTCAGTCGCTTGAAGAGCCCTTATGCTATTTTGGTTTTTACAATGAGTCAGTGCCTGCTGATGAACAGCGGTTTGGTGGATTTGGTGTTGGCGGGTTCGCATCTGTTCATCAAGATGATTATTTTCAGAAAACATTCCGCCAAATAAAATCATCAAAGCGTGGTATTTATTATGGCAATGAAGCTGACATGCTGATCGGGTCAAGAGGAATTGGGAACACTTTCATACTAACAGAAGATAATAATAAGTCAGGCCCGATGAAAGAGGCTGAGAACACTATCTTTGTTTCAAGAAAATTTCCTATGACTGTGGAGCAGTTTAAGGAATATCTTGATCTTGAAACCTCAAAAACTCTTTAGTTACTGCGCTTTGATTTTTCATAATCACTCCGCCATAATCATGTCATCGGAGCCTGAACAACTCCGGTGACTTCTTCGCATTTAAGGGGACTTAAATGCGACCACAATCTGAACTCATCGCCTTGTCACAGATGCAGACATGCACCTGCGATTTTCTGCATTCTGCGGTTTCCGTCAAGGAGGCCGTATGATTATCCCCAAAGACGGCATCAAGCTACACCGTGGAAATCTTGGTGCTATCACTCAGCATCTGAAGCCACTTCTCGAAAACGGTGAGTGCTTCCGGCTCCAACTCAAAGACTGGCGCGAGAAGAGAAGCCTTTCACAAAATAGTCTGAGCCACGTTTGGTACAAGGAAATAAGCGACTACCTGATCAAGTCTGGGCGCACTGACGCAACGCCTGCATGGGTAAAGCGAAACCTCAAAAAAACTTATCTGGGTTATGAAGAGGTTGAGTACACCGATTTCGTCACCGGAATTAAGACGATTGAATTAGAACTCCGCCACACGTCCGATCTGGACACTGGCGACATGCACCATTTCATGTGCCAGGTGGAAGGCTGGTGCGCTCAGTTTGGCCTGGTGCTCACAATCCCTCAAAGCAGCGAATTTCAGGTGCTGCGCGATAAGCAGGAGGCCTGATGTCAACTCCACTTTCCCGCGTCATCACAAACGAAATCTTTCGCGTTCCGGCGCGCCGCAAGCCTAAGCCCGCGGTTAAGCCGTCCGATATCCCGACCCTGAAAGACTACACCGCCCGCCTGGTGGATCAGAAATGGCTGCGTCTCGCAGCGAGGAGAAAATCAGCATGAGCATGTATCAACGAATTAATGGCGCTGACTGGCGCAATATCTTCGTCGTCGGCGATCTGCATGGGTGCTACACGCTGCTGATGAATGAGCTCGAAAAGGTTTCGTTCGACCCTGCGCGTGATTTGCTGATCTCGGTTGGTGACCTTGTTGACCGCGGCGCGGAAAACGTCGAGTGCCTGGATCTGATTACTATGCCGTGGTTCAGGGCAGTGCGCGGTAACCATGAGCAGATGATGGTTGATGGGCTTTCAGAGCATGGAAACGTCAATCACTGGCTGGTAAACGGTGGCGGTTGGTTCTTCAATCTCGACTATGACAAAGAGGTGCTGGCTAAGGCTCTGGTTCACAAGGCAGCTGAGTTACCACTCATCATCGAGCTGGTTACCTCCGATCGGAAAATCGTAATTTGCCACGCTGACTACCCGCATAACGAATATGCGTTCGACAAGCCGGTCCCGAAAGACATGGTCATCTGGAATCGTGAGCGGGTTAGCGACGCTCAGGGCGGCATTGTCTCGCCGATAGCCGGTGCTGATCTGTTTATCTTCGGCCACACCCCTGCGCGCCAGCCCCTGAAGTATGCCAACCAGATGTACATCGACACAGGAGCGGTGTTTTGCGGAAACCTCACGCTGGTTCAGGTGCAAGGTGGTGACCATGAGTAAAACCTACCGCAGCAAGAAGTGGCTCGCCGCAGTCGGCCAGATTGAGCAATGCGTCCTTTGCGGAGCGTGGGGCGTACAGGTAGCACACCGCAATGAAGGTAAGGGAATTGGCATGAAGACAGACGACTGCGCCACCGCCGCTATCTGTGTCACCTGCCATTCAGAGATTGATAACGGGAAGGGGCTTAGCCGTGACGAGCGCCGCCAGTTAATGGATCGCGCCATCGTCCTGACCATTATTCAGATTGCCCGTCGTGGCTTGGTGGTGCCTGCATGAAAATCTACGACATCACACCAATCGGCAAGCCTCGCATGACCCGCGCGGATAAGTGGAAGCAGCGTCCACCTGTAATGCGTTACCGCGCTTTTTGCGATGAGGTCCGCCTGCGCAAGTTGACCATGCCTGAATCCGGATCACATGTGACATTCGTCCTACCAATGCCACCAAGCTGGAGTAAGAAGAAACGAGCGGAGTTCGCCGGGAAGCCCCACCAGGCCAAGCCAGACTGCGACAACATGCTGAAAGCCCTGATGGATGCGCTTTATGAGGATGATGCTCACATCTGGGATTGCCGCATCACAAAGGTCTGGGGAGAGAAGGGGCAGATCATTATCGGGGAGTGCGCACCGTGACCAGAGACGAGATAACCCGATATCAGGCCGAAAGCGTTAAGCGCGCCAACCTGCCGCCAATAGCAAAGCACAGCCAGACCAAAACCAACCAGCCACAGAAGGAAGCCGCATGAACAGTCAGCAACTGGAATACGTACGTCAGCAGCTCATTGTGGCGACCGCAGACCTCAGCGGGGCGACGAAAGGGCAGCTGGTCGCTTTCGCCGAGAACGCTCAATTCACCGCGACGGCGCGCAGCCGGGGGCGGAAGAAAGTCTATGACGCGCAGAAAAAGCGCATGGTTAACCCCGACGGCCCGCCGATGAGCGGCAGTCAGTCACGCGCCAAGGGCTCGTCAATCGCGCTGGTGAGTCCGGTAGAGTTCGGCACCGCATCATGGCGCCGCGCTGTCCTGTCTCTGGAAGACCATCAGAGAGCATGGTTGCTCTGGACCTACAGCGACAATATCTGCTGGGAGCTCCAGGAGACGATTGTCCGCTGGGCGTGGGAGCAATTCAACCAACAATTTGCAGGTGTGCGCATTGCAAAGAAAACGGTAGATCGCCTGCGTCAGCTCATCTGGCTGGCGGCTCAGAATGAAAAAGCAGATATTTCAGGCAGGGAAGGCTGCTTACGTTATGCGCCAGCTTCTATGATCGGAATTAAACCCGATAACTGGAGCCATAACTATTCTGGCTACTGGCGGGCTATGGGGGAAATTTTCCAAGGATTGGACAGACAAGCTTTGCTGACGGTTTCTCGATCACGTTCACAACAAAAAACGACTTTTTCGCGGCATGGTATTGCAAAAGTCAATTAAATAGCATATATTTCATGTAAATCTGATATCGTCGCCATAGCTTCGTAGGTCGACAAAGAATTAAGAGCCTCGCCATCGTGCGGGGCTTTTTCATTTCAGGGTCAGAAGCACAGCGGTTGTGCGTTCGGCTGTTAACCGAATGGTCGAAGGTTCGAATCCTTCCTGTCCCGCCAAATTCGCCGGTCTAGTTCAGTGGCAGAGGTGGTAAATGCCGAGCAAAGATTACTATCTTAATCGAAGGGCTAGGCTTGCTAAGGCCGTGGAAAAGTTGGGTGGTCGTTGCGCGAGTTGCGGATCCGAATATTCGCTTCAGTTTGACCACATAGACCCTTCCACCAAATCAGCAAATGTAAGCGAGATGCACTATCACTCAGATTCGGTGTTTTATGCTGAGGTTGAAAAGTGCCAACTACTATGTTCTGCATGCCACATTCAGAAAACCAAATTTGACCTTAGCTACTTAGTAGCTGGTGAGCTGAATGGTATGAGCAAGCTAACAATGGACAGCGTCCAGTTCATCAGAGAAAACTACATTCCACGACATAAGGTTTATGGAGCCAGAGGGCTAGGGAGAATGTTTGGTGTAACACATCAAACAGTGCTTTCAGCCTTAAATGGCGAAACCTGGAAATAAGCTGCGCGTCAGAGGTTCGATTCCTTTGCCCGCTCCAGTAAAAGCTTTCCAGTCTGCGATGATGGGTTCCCCGGAGTGACTGGAAAGCGACCTGGTTTTGAATGGGCGCTGCTTTTTGCAAAATTGCTGTGTGAAAATACTGACCTTTGGGTTCAGCGCTCATCCAAAAGCATCACGTGAATTCACCAACGCTCATGTACTCTCCAGGAAACAATAAGTGATTCTGAAAAGTTCCGGTTAGATATTGCCCCGGTCACCGGATGATTTTATCTTTTGGTTCGTGGTGAATCCCCCTATGCGGCGGGGCGTCCAGTCAAACTTTTTTGTCCAGGTTTGTTTGCGCGGAACTAGTCGGCTGGGGCTGTTCCACCGGGAGGCACCCGGCGCCACCTCCTTGACGGTATTGTTATTTTTCATGCCTGTTCGTCCGAGCAGGCTTTTTTTGCCCGCATTATCTTCATTGAAAACTGGCAACTCAGAGAATCATCCAAATTAAAAAAGCAGCAACGAGAGCGATTACTAATACATTCTTCGCTTTTTCTCTTCTGCTGGCCTTCACAAAAGGATTCACTATCCGGCAGTGGCTACACACAAGTGATTCTGGGTTAATTAACTTTCCGCAGTAGGGGCAGGGCTTGATAATCATTGGTACTAATTAAGTTGTGAGAACGTAGTCTCATTTAACCACATTTATCGAGTTGTTTTACTAATGGTCTAGTTATTTCAGACATATTCATCAATTTCAGGCTCACGGGAATCATCCGCTACGTGCTTTGTTGATAAATCCAGCCCGTGAAGCCTGACCCTTTTCAAACACACACACAGCGCCATCCGAAAAATCGGAGGTGAGGCTATGACCAGAATGAGCACCATTTACAGCAGACTTTCATATGGAACAGGAACCACGCTGACCGGCTGCGGTGTATCAGCGAAGGCATATGCCGAAACAGCAAAAACAGCAAAAGAGGTGTCCTGGATGTTGGCCGACAGAATTGCAGGGTTAAGCCTGAGCGACTGGGCAATTATTGTCGGTATCGCATGCACTGTTATTACCTGTGCAGTGAACTGGTATTTCCGCTGGAAAGAACGGGAGGATCGTCGCAATGGCTATGCCACCAAAGCTGAAGAATAAACTAAGCGCAGCGGTCGTTGGTTTGATTCTTGCCGGGGCTTCCGCCCCCGTGATTCTCGATCAGTTTCTGGATGAGAAAGAGGGTAACAGCCTGACAGCATATCGCGACGGCGGCGGAATCTGGACAATTTGCCGTGGCGCCACGATGGTTGATGGCAAACCAGTAGTTCAGGGCATGAAGCTGTCTGCTCAGAAATGTGTCCAGGTAAACGCCATCGAACGCGACAAGGCGCTGGCGTGGGTTGAGCGAAATATCAAGTTACCACTGACCGAACCACAGAAAGCGGGTATCGCTTCTTTCTGCCCATACAACATCGGCCCCGGAAAATGCTTCCCGTCCACGTTCTATAAGCGAATTAACGCTGGAGACCGTAAAGGTGCCTGTGAAGCTATTCGCTGGTGGATCAAAGACGGTGGCCGCGATTGTCGTCTGACCAAAGGTCAGAAGAATGGCTGCTATGGGCAGGTAGAGCGACGAGATCAGGAAAGCGCGCTGACGTGCTGGGGGATAGACCAGTGAGTTTGCGTTATCAGCTCATTGCTATTTTGCTGCTGGTGGCCGTCGCATTCATCGCTGGTGATGTATGGAGTAGCCGCGGTTGGGAAAAAAAGTGGGCGGAACGTGATAGCGCGGAATCATCGCAAACAGCGAACGCGCAGACCGCCGCCCGCATGATTGAACAAGGGCGAATTATTGCCCGTGATGAGGCTGTAAAAGATGCACAAGCACAAGCCGCTAAATCTGCTGCCACTGCTGCTGGCCTGTCTGCCACTGTTAGCCAGTTGCGTACCGAAGCAACAAAGCTTGCCGCCCGGCTGGACGCCGCAAAGCACACCGCAAATCTTGCCGCTACCGTCAGAAGCAAAACAACCGACGCCGACGCCGCTATGCTCGCCGACATGCTCGGAAGTATTGCAGAAGAAGCTCAGCGATATGCTGGAATCGCTGACGAACGCTACCGCGCCGGGATGACGTGTGAGCGGATTTACGACTCGGTGAGAGAGTCAAACAATAACCCTATAGCCTCGCAATAAAAGGGGTTTTAACAGCGGTGATCACTGGGCTTTTGACTTTGTTGTCTTTAGGTTAAAATATTAGTTCTCATAAAATGGAGAATTTAATGTTTAAGCAATTCAGGCGCAATATTGCCTCTGCAAAGGTAAGAAAGTATATAGCTCACTGGATGGAAGTTATGTCGCTTACATTCAGAAATTCTATGGCAGGAAATTATATTGACCAGAAGGATTTAGACAGAATTAGCCTTGTTATTATTAGCACTGCAATCACTGAGGCAAAAGTTTGTAGTGGCATAATCATGACATGTGTTGCTGATGTGGCGGCTAGAGCAGGCATGACCGAAGAGGATTTAAGTTATCTTCCGTATCAGGTGCTTGCCATAACGAAAGGGGTGGAAGGTCGTTCCCCGTTAGAGTCTAAGAAAGGTATGCTTGGGCTCATTTCACCTGGTTATGAGTTTTCTGATCAGGATGCGGGTTGGTTCGATACTAATATTGAAATCATAACTAAGCAGCTTAAAAATGATCTGCGAAGCGTAGTTAACAAGTTGCAAGATTGATTATTTTCGCGTGATGATTTCATCACCACCTCCGGTTAGTTGCTATTAGTTTAGATTTTACAACAGGCATTCACCGAGTTCCTGTGATAATGTCGAAACTCATTAATCAGGTGCGCGAGTGTCGGGTAATACCGGTCCGGACGAAGCGTGACGCTGCTATAAGTTGGAGGATGGTGCAGACGACCAATATCTTCTGGCTCAATGGTCCGAATCCATTCCTGATTACCACACCCAAGCCACTGGCATCCGCTGGTGGCTTTTTTATTGGAGTAAGCAATGGCAAAACCGGACTGGGGCGAGCTTCAGCAACGGTTCCTGTCCGAACATGCCAAAACCGGCATTTCCCCGAAAGATTGGTGCGAAGAGCAGGGACTGAATTACACATCTGCGCGGCGCTATATCAAAAAGCCGACTGCGCAAAAAACTGCGCAGAAGAAAGTGCGCAATGCGCAGACTGAAAAAGCCCCAACAACTGTGCAGCGTGAGCAAACACCAATTGATGCGCATGCAGATGCGCAGGAAAGTGCGCAACCCTTCAACCTGCGCAATTACGGGCTGAACGATATGCAGGTAAGGTTTGTTGAGGAATATCTAATCGACCTCAATCGTACCGCCGCTTATCGCCGCGCCGGTTATAAAGGGGAGGGCAACACGGCTTACGTTAACGCCTCTCGATTGCTAAGGAATGCTAAGGTCAGCCAGGCAATCCGTGACGCGCTGGACGAACGCTCGCGAAGAGTGAAAGTAACCCAGGACGAAGTGTTGAAATGGTGGTGGGACATTGCGACGGCAGACGCCACGCAGCTGACTGAACACCACCGCGGCTGTTGCCGTTACTGCTGGGGGCTCGGTCATAACTACCAATGGCGCGACGCCGTCGAATTCAAGGAAGCCGAGGAAAAGGTTGCCGGGAAGGAAGGAGCCAAGCTACCGCAGGACACTGGCGGCTATGGTTACGACGGCACCGTAGACCCGAACCCGGATTGCCCGCGCTGCAATGGCGTCGGCATCGGTCGCTCTGTATTTCACGACACGCGTGATTTAACTGGTGCGGAGCGGCGATTATTCGCTGGGATTAAAGAGGGCAAATCTGGCCTTGAGGTCATCACCCGTAATCAGGATGAAGCAATGAAGATGGTGGCCCAACACCTCGGCATGCTGAAAACAAAAACCGAACTGAGCGGGCCGAATGGTGAGCCTATCCAGCACAGCCACTCTTTAAGTGCGGAGGATCTCACTGATGAGCAACTCGCCGCAATTATCGGCGGTAAGTAAGCAGGCAGCAGCCAGGGAACTACTCAAGCGGCGCAATGCGCGCGCAAGCCTTCACGACTTCATTCAGTACATTAACCCCGAATACATCACCAGCAAGTTCTCTCAGACGGTTTGCGATGCTCTGGATCAGTTTTTGCTGGATATGATGAATGGAGTGCGCCCGATTCTGATTCTCGGCGCGCCGCCGCAGCATGGTAAATCAGATATCGTTTCGCGTTACCTGCCAGCGTATTTCTTCGGCAAGTACCCGGAAATGCGCGTGGGCGCGCTGTCGTACTCTGCTGACCTGGCTGGAGACATGAACGCCGATGTTCAGCGCATTATGTCCACGCCGGAATACCGCAACATATTCCCGGGCGCATGGCTGGGTAATAAGCCCGACGATGGCGTCGCCGTAAAGCGGAACACCGACGAATTCGGCATAGCCAACCATAAGGGGACGTATGTTTGTGCTGGTGTAGGCGGCCCGTTAACGGGTAAGAAAATCGATCTCGGTATCATCGATGACCCGATAAAAAACGCCAAAGAAGCACTTAGCCCGACAACTAAGAAATCTATCTGGAACTGGTACGTATCCACGTTCAAAACGCGTCTGTCCAAAAACAGTGGCGAAATCATCATGGCGACCCGCTGGGCGACAGATGACCTGTCCGGGCGTGTGGTGGAAATCACGCCGCGCGCTAAGGTGCTGGCGTTCCCTGCAATCAACGAGCAGGGCGAAGCGCTGGTTCCAGAGTTGCACCCAAAAGAGAAACTGCTCGAAACCAAAACTATTCTCGGGGATTACTTCTGGTCTGCGATGTATCAGCAGTCACCAAAACAGGCTGGTGGCTCCATCTTCAAAGACGAATGGATCAAGTATTACCTCCCGAAAGACTTGCCGACCAACTTCGACATAGTCATCCACAGCTGGGATATGACGTTTAAAGACAGCGAAGGCACTGACTACGTTGTCGGTCAGGTGTGGGGTAAAAAGGGCGCCAATGCTTATCTGCTTCACCAGGTACGCGCGCGCATGAGCTTTACCGCAACGCTGAAAGCCGTTAAATGCATGGCTGACGAATACCCTAAAGGCTTACGTAAGCTGGTGGAGGACAAAGCTAACGGCCCGGCGGTTATTGATTCACTGAAAAGCACCGTAGCAGGACTCGTCCCCGTCGAGCCGGACGGCAGCAAAGTAGCCCGTGCGCATGCAATCACCGCTGTATGGGAAGCGGGTAACGTTTTCCTTCCCCATAAAGACATCGCACCGTGGATCACCGAGACGGTCGAGGAAATTACCACGTTCCCTGTCGGCGCGAACGATGACGTTGTCGATGCAATGACGCAGGGGCTACGCGATTTGTATCAGAGAAAAACACTCAGCCCACTGGACATCATGTAATGACGAAAAAAAATATCGTTGGTCGTCTGAATGATGGCCTGGTTAGCTTAATGACTTCGCTCGGCGAGAAGATCGGCGCGGTGCGGTATAGCAGCAGTAAACCCGACGTGCCGGATAAAGAACTGCTCGCGATGTATAAAAAATCGTGGGTGGTGAAAAAGTACATCAACAAAACCGCTGACGACATGCTGAAGTTGCCCCGTAAATTTTCGGGCGATGTCGATAGCTCCATAACCAAGCGCATCGCAGACGCTGAAAAAGAACTGAAATTAAACTCAGTCTTTCACAGCGCGCTGGGATGGGCCTCTCTGCTGGGTGACTCGCTAATCGTGGCTATCACTGATTGTGCCGATGACCAGATTGCCTTGCCGCTCAATTTGCAGAGCGAAGATATCGTTAAATTCCTGGTGTTTCGAAAAGGTGAGTACACGCCGGACAGTAATGTCATCACCGACATACGTTCGGACTGTTTTGGTGAACCGCTGACGTATCAACTTGACGTCGGAACGAAGCAACTCAGATTTCACCATAGCCGCTGCTGCCGAACGAAGCTTGGAAATCACAGCATTAAGGATCGCGCGAAGTTTGGCACGTCAGACCTTCAGGCGCCCTACGAGCATATCAAAACGTTCGACACTGCAATCCTGAGCACCGGCGACACCATTCAGGAAGCAAATGTCGATGTGCTGTTTATCCCCGGCATGAATAACCAGATCGCAGCGGGTCAGGAAGGGCAGGTGCGCGAATACGCCAGGGTGATGAAGGACACCAAATCTTCAACCGGGATGTTATTGATTGATGCTGGCGATACCCAGGCGCAGGGGCGCTATGAGCAGAAAAACGCGCAATTTACCGGGCTGTCGGATGTGATCAGCAAAATGGCGATTGTACTGGCCGGGGCGCTGGACAGACCTATAACAGTTCTCTTTGGGGAGTCGGCCAGTGGGTTCAGTAGTGGCGAGGAAGACAACAAATCCTATTACGAGACGATTAACGGCCTGCAAGAATCCCGGCTTCGCCCTATGCAGGATTTCGCCGACCAGTTCACGCTGGACAAACTCGCCATTACGGAAAGCCTTACCTACGAATACCCGACAATCGACAGCATTAACGAGGCAGACGAAGCTAACCGGTTTAGCCAGTATGCGACGGGCTTCAATACGCTGGTAACGTCGTCAATTCTGACGGAAGAAGTCGCAATCAGGGAGATGATTAACCGCGGCGTGCTGAAGACGGTCACCGAAGAAGAAATTAAGGGGATCGTCAGCACTGGCGGTAATTCTGGTTCATGGGGTGGTTATGGAACTAAAACTGCTACTGGAGCGCCAGCAGGGGCGGCGTAAGCCTCGCCGCCGGAGGATGCGCCCCCCAACACCGAGTAAGCGCGCTGAGGTCTGGTACCGGGATCGGCTTACAGAGTTCATTGACGGAATGGTTCAGGCCTACATTGATGAGCTGGACAAGCCTACCCTGACTGATGCCACTGATATTACTCCGCTGTCTGTTACGGCGCGACTTGCCGCTGTCATGCAGCGCCTGGCGAGCATTTCCATCAAGGAAGTCGCCGCCAGGCTCTCTGCCGGGTTCGTCGCGCGCGCGAACTTTCAGAACAAAGAACAGACGCAGCGCACTTTCTTCCAGGCTTTTGGAATCGACCTTACCGGCTTGCTCGGCGATGGAGCGATAAAGCCGGAAATGGAAAAGGCGGTAAGTGACAACGTTGATCTGATCACCTCCATCCATACCGATTTTATCCACGATATCGGCGAAGCGGTTTTCGCCAATATGAAGGACGGTGGTCGGCATGAAAACCTGATCGACATTATCAAAGAGCGTGGCGGAGTTACCCGAAGCCGTGCGAAATTCATCGCGCGCGACCAGACTTCAAAACTTAACGCTGACTTCACAGAAGCCCGGAACGTTGCGCTGGGCCTTGATATTTACGAGTGGGGCGGCACAGGGGATGAGCGTGAAAGGGACAGCCATTTAGTGCTTAACGGCATGCTCTGTAAATACTCCGACCCGACAGTCTATTCAGACGACGGCGGCAAGACCTGGAAGAAGCGATCAACCATCGGGGCATTTATCGGCAAACCTGGTGAAGATTACCAGTGCCGGTGCCTCGCTCTCCCTTACGTCTCATGGGATTAATTTATGAAGTGGAAACGAACACCGCAGGGGTACGTGATTACCACTGCGACGATAACCCGTGCCGGGCCGATTGAGTATTACGGCCACGAACTCGGGTTAACCGGCAGCGATGCCAACAAAAAAATCACCGTTATCCGCACCCTCGACGAACTGTCTAAACCCGAAACACTCGCTTCCTTCAACGGCCTCCCGTTCACCATTACTCACCCCGATGACGGGGAGGTGACCGCTGCAGACCATAAAGACAAGGCATCTGGTCACATTGCTAACACACGCATCGAAGGTGGTGAGGTGGTTTGCGACGTTTATCTGACTGATGCCGCAGCAATAGAGACGCTCGAGGAGACGGGGATACGTGAGGTTTCAGTGGGTTATGAGCCTGCGGAGCTGGTGGAGCGTGGCGGGAAGTTTTACCACATTAACATTCGCGGCAATCACGTCGCGGGCGTGGCAGAGGGGCGTTACGGACCTCAGTGTAAGTTAAACGACAAAAAAGGTAAGCCAATGTTCAAAACATTAACTGATGCCCTGCGTTTCCTGAAGGGCAAAAAACTGAAGGATGCGGAAGGCGCCGCGCTAACTCCTGATGAACTGGTCGGAATGATCGCCGCACTGGAAAAAGCTCTGGAAGATTTGAGTGGGCAGGGAACAGAAGAAGCGACGGCGCAGGCTCAGGAAGTGCTGGCGCAACTCGCAGACCTCAAGAAACAACTGGAAGGCATGACCGGGGCGCCGGTGACCACCGATGAAGATCCAGGTACTGCTGGTGGCGATGACAAGGACACGAAAATCGCTGCGCTTGAAACCGAAAACGCCGATCTTAAAGCGAAGATTAAGGCGCTGGAAGACGAGCTTGAGCAACTGAAATCTGGCAATGAAGCCAGCACTACACTTGCTGACGCAAAAGCCCGGTTCCCGAAAGTAAATTTCAACGATGCCAAATCAGCGCGTGACGTTCGCGCCGCTGTTCTGGTGAGCACTAAGGCATTTAACGATGCCCAGGTTAAAACAATGACCGACAGCGAAGTACGTGCCGCTTACGCAGCCATTCAGGCGACCTCTAAGCCGCGTAGTGAAATCGGTGCTCACCTGCTCAACGACTCCTCGAAACAAAGCACCAAAACCGCAACTCAACGCCTTGGGGGTAAATAATCATGGCATTTGGATTCACTGACTGGGACGGTGCCGACGGCACTATTAAACCAGGTTCAATCAAACGCGCCTCCAGCTCTAACGATAAAATCTGGGGCGAAGAGAACCTGACGGATACACCACTGGCCTACGGTACTTTCGTGGCAGTTAACCCGCTTGGCGGAGTAATGCCACTGGCAGCTGATACCCGCATTCACGGCATTGTCGTTCGCGATATCTACGGTGAAGCGTCACCAGCTAACAAGCAGGCAAACATCGGTCACTTCTCTCACGGTGACTGCGTGGGCGCCCTGACCGTAGATGCAGCAGACTTTGCTCGCGGCGACACCGCTTACATCATCCCTGCCGGGGCAGATGCTGGCAAGGTTACCAATGTGGCAATCGGCAATATTGATTTGGGTTACTGGGTTGAGGATGTAAGCGCAGGTAATAACTGCGTGGCGATCACCCTGGGTTACGTACAGAAAACGGCAGCAGGAGTATAACCAATGCCAATGGAAGCCGCAGATTTTGAAAACGTACTGCAAGAGGTGCTAACTGAGCGCGATATGCAGTTGCAGGAAAAAGAGTTGCCGGAAATTAACATCGGTGAAGCATTGCCGGTTAAAGAAGGGTTGGACTTCGCTCTGGAGTACGTTGATTTCGGCGTATCTAAAGTTGTCGGCTCTGTAAAAGACGGCATTATCGGTAATAAAACCAACAGCCTGAAAACTATCGATAGCGATATCGAATGGATGAAAGCGCCTGTTGGACAGTGGGCAAAGGCCGCCACCTGGACGCAGCAGGAACTGGAGAAGATCGCCCGCCTGAACATCAACCTGCAATCCAAAAAGCAGGATGACCTGTACGCAAACGCCCTGGCAACGATTCAGTATGCTGGATACGTGGGGCATGGCGGAGTGAAGGGGCAAGAAGGGTTATTGACTGGCTCTGCTGTTCAGTTGATTACCGATCCAGCCAACAAGACCATTACTGATATGACGTCAGATGAATTCGTTAAGCTGGTGCTGGATGCTTACAACGTGGCGTGGCGCAAGTCCAGCTACCGCATTCAGCCTACGCATATTGCAATGGATGCCAGCGACTTTATGCTCGCCATGCAGAAGTTCGACCCAACGCCAGTAATCGTAGGAACTGACCTGCTTCCTATTGCTGCGATGGATCGGATTATGGCTGCACTGCGTAAAGCGTCAGGTAACGAATCGTTCAGCATCACGTTTGTTAAGGTGCCAAGTAATTATGCGGTCGGCATCAAGGCGGGAAAAACGCGTCTGGCGGTTTACACCTACGAGGCTGATTACCTTGAAATGGAAGTTCATATGCCAGAGCTTCTGGCTGTGCGCTCCCGCGACCTGTTGACCTATGAGTGTGGCTATCGTTCTGCCTTCGGTGGTGCGATGTGGAAACAGCCGCAGTCCGCGGTGTATGTGGATTACAAATCCTCTCCGGCAGAGTAATCACAGGGGGTAGCATGGATTTCACCGTTCGTTACCCCGAGTTCGCCAGTGTTGCCCCTGCTCGAATAGAAGGGGCGCTACAGGATGCAGCAAACCAGATGAGCCGCAAAGTATGGAACAAGCTCTATGAGCAAGGGCTTCATGCTTTAGCGGCACATCTTCTTTATGCCTCAGGTGCGTTAACCCCTTCCGGAAATTCCAGCGGCAAAACTGCCCAGTCAATAACCAGTCGTTCAGTGGCTGGATTGTCTTTAGGGTATTCCGCCCCGGATGCCGGGTTTGGTGCAAATCACGATGGTTATGCCTCCAGTTCTTACGGCCAGGAATACATCAGGTTACGTAAGCTGGTGGGCGTCCACGTGCTGGCGATTCGTTAGGGCGGAGTGTTTCTCATGACGCCAGAAGAAACCTTAAGACTAACCACGGAATATCTGAAGAACCTTCAGGCGATGAAAACCCATTACGTCGCCGTAGGTTTGCCAGCGGGCAAGGTGGGAAATAAAACCCACGATGACGGAACATCGATAATTGAGATCGGGGCGGTTCACGAGTTCGGTGCTGAAATCGATCACCCTGGCGGGACGGGGTATATGGCAACCGGTGGAAAAGCTACGTTTACCCGCAAGACCTTCATGGGTCCGGTTAGCGGATTTACAGCGGCTCACAAGATAACGATTCCTGAACGATCCTTTCTTCGCGCTCCTTTCACCCTCAAAAAGTCGGAAATTAACCGGGCAATCGAAAAGGCCTGTGAAGCCGTAGGCTCCGGGCGTATGGATGCTGACACCGCATTAAATTTGATAGGCGCGACGGCGCGAAATATCAGCGTGAAGGCCTTTGAGACTGCCGGGTATGGCACGTGGTCAGATATCACTGCTGCAACTAAAAAGGCTAAAGGATCGTCTGCGCCGTTAATTGATACAGGCGCCCTGCGTGGTGCCATAACGTGGGAGGTTCGTAAGTGAGCGACTTATCAGACCTTGATATGAGCGACGCATTAATCGGCTGGGAACAGCCTGTAAAACTCAAAACCCGTACTGAAACCACCATCGATTTTGAACCGTCCGTGACTGTTAGCAGCCAGGACATTCTGGCGGTGGTGCAAAGTGCGAACAAAGAGAATCTGACGCTGGATAGCCTGGACTGGTCGAAAGAATATCTGCTGATTCATGCACGGCTGAAAATTGAAACCGGTCAGTTTATTGAGAAGGGAGGCAAGGATTACAAAGTCGTGTCCCCGGCTGATTACATGGATTATGGATTCTGCGCCGTCATAGCTGAGGAAACCCGGCTCCCGCTACTGGTGCCAACGCCATGACACAACCCCATCTGAAAGCGGTCGCGCGTTTCGTGCGTGACCTTCTGGACTACGACGAGCAACTGATCAAGTTCGACCGCCGGAACGTGCAGGCGTCCGACTTTTCCACCAGTTATATCGTGGTAAACGGCTCACTACCGCAATCAGTGCTGGCCCGGGGCCAGCGCTTTAATGGTGACGCTGAAGTGATGACTTATAGCGCCTCAGTGAGTCACGCGATTGCCCTGGAGTTTTACGGGGATAAGGCTTACGTCAATGCTGAAAGCTTCCTGATGCTGAGTGAAAGCCAGCACGCCAACGAACTGCGCCGCACGCATTCACTCACCATCATGGCCGTCTCAAACATCATCGATGTGGGGCAACTCCTGGGGCAGTCCCACGGCAACCGTGTTCACCTGAGTTTCAATGTTCAGTATGCCCCTGCGCGGGACGTGCAGACACTGCGCATCGATACGCCGCAGTTTCAATTTTTAGAGGATAAGTAAATGTCGGCATCAATTAATAACGTCATTAATGTGACGCTTCTCGAAGAGGGACGGGCGGCGGCGCGAGATAACATCAACGTTTGCGCAATGCTTACCAGCCAGACGGGGGTATTGAGCACCGCTGAACGCTGGCGTTCATACAAAAGCGCATCTGCTGTCGAACAGGACTGGGGGGCTTCTTCGGTCACCGCAGCATTTGCGAATGTGTTTTTCGGGACCAGCCCTAACCCGGTATCCGCGGGCGGCACGCTGATCGTCGGTTACTGGAACGCTGCCGGGGAAACGCTGCCTGCGACCAGCGGTGTACTGCGTGGCGGTGAGATTTCTCAGGCAGTCGTACTGCCAGCGTTACGCGAGAAGTCTGACTGGTCATTCAGTATTGAGATTGACGGTACGAAGCACGATGTGACCGAAATTAATGGCATGACGGCGACGACACTGGCAGATGTAATCGCCCAAATCCAGGCGAAAATTACGCCAGATGTTGCATCGGTTGTTTTTGATGGCAGCCGTATAGCGATTACCAGCAAATCGACAGGGACTAACTCTGTTGTTGGTTATCCGACAGTGCTGGATGGTGGCTCTTTTATTGGCGATCTGCTGGCGGTTGCGGAGGGTTCCGGCGCTTCGCTGGTAAACGGTAGCGCATCAACTGAGATTTCACCGGAAACACAACTGGAATCTCTCAGCAAACTCAAAGCGCAGGTCAACGTAAAAGGCGCGGCCTTCATCGACAAAATTCTCGATGCGCAGGTGCCGTTGATCGCTTCATGGGCTAAAGCGAACGCGGTAATCGTGTATGAGACATTTACCGGTTCGGCAGCTCTGGAAGTTGATCCGACTAACCCGGCATGGGCGGTAACACTCGCCAGCCAGAGTAATTTCCGCATGCTCTACAGCAAATCAGGCAACCGGAAATTTAGTGTTAGCTATATGGCGCGCACGCATACCGTTAATTTCAACGGAGAACGCACTGCAATCACTTTGCACCTCAAAACGATGAACGTGCCGGCCGAAAGTTATGAGCAGACGGAGATCGACAAAGCGAAGCGCGTAGGTCTCGACATCTACACCACGATTAAAGACGTTCCCTGCGTGCTGTCAAGCGGTGCTAATGATTTTGTCGACAACGTCTATAACCTGATGGCCTACGTTGACGCAGTGCAGACGGATTCCTTCAACCTCCTTAAAACCACGCCGACTAAAGTCCCACAAACCTATTATGGCGTTGATCAGTTAGAGGACTGTGTAGAGAAAACCACGCATGGGTTTGTGAAGGCTGGGGTGTTCAATCCGGGTACCTGGACGCTGCCTGACTTCTTCGGGGATCGGGATATGTTTCTGCGAAATATCGAGCAAAACGGGTATTACGTGCTGGCCGGTGACCTGAAAGACCAGTCAACCGCAGACAGGCAGGAACGCAAATCCCCGGTTGTTCAGGTAGCAGTGAAGAATGCTGGTGCTGTTCACAGTGCCGATATCATCATCAATTTCAATAAATAAGGAGCGGTAAATGTCTAAGATTGTTATCAGTGCAGATACCGCGACCATCGTTCTGAATGGGCGAATCATCACGGATATCGCTGCGGGGGACTACGTCACGCTGACGCCATCCAATCCTCTTACAAGCCGCGCCAATAGTGCGAATAACGGCGTCACAATCTCCGGGCGTGTTGATGCCGGGGTGCATGTGATGGTGATACGTGTCCAGAAATTTTCTAACGATGATATCTGGCTTAACCAGCAGCGCAACGCCGCGATCCCCGTTGTCCTTAACGGCTCAGTTAAAGAGTCGTTCGTGCGCGACGGCGCGGCACTGAAGGAAACCTACGATCTACAGGCCGGTTCTATCACTACACAACCGACGCAAACCAAAAACAACCAGGACGTTAACGCACTAATGGAATACACCATTGAGTACCGCAATGTCGTGCGTAACGTATAAGGCCAGATATGTCTAAAGAACAGCAGAAAAAAGCACTCGAGATGATCAAGGCGGTCTACGATGACGGTTTTGCTGAGATTAACGGCAACCGCTACGACTTTGCAGCGATGACGCACAAAAAACGCCGCAAGGTTTTTGCCTTCTTCACAGGCATTGCCTCTGAGTTATCGCGGCAGTCTCTTGAGTTTCTGGACTCAGAGCGATTCGAGGAAATTGAACGCCTGATGTTCGATTACGTTCTGTTTGACGGTGTGCAACTGTCCAAGCAGCCGGAACACTTCGAATCCTACCCTGGTGATTACGTCATGCTAATCACAACAGCGCTTCAGGTTATCAGCCTGCCTTTTATGGGCGGGAGCAATATGAACTCACGTTCAGAAGCTCCAGACGTTCAGAAATTTACGTTAAAGCCTCGAACATAAGCGACGACATGAGCATGTATCTGGCGCTGTCAAAGGCCGGATACGGCCCCTATCACGAACTAGTTAAATTAGACACACCAGATCTGTTTGACATGCTTGAGTTCGAGAATATCAGCGCAGACATTCAACACTACGAGATGGAGAAGGCGCGGAATGGCGATAGTTAACGAGCTTATTACCAAATTCGGTTTTATCGGTAATCTGGCGCCGCAGGAAACCTTCAATGCAAATCTGAAAGCGTCTATTGGTTTGCTTGCCGGGCTTGGAGCCGCTATCGCCGGTTCGGCTGCGGGGGTTGCTGGCTGGGTGACGTCTGTCAGTCAGTCTATTGATCCGCTGGTCCAGTTCTCCCGGGAAACGGGGGTGGCGATCGAGACCGTTCAGTCACTGGGTTACGCGGCGTCTGTAAATGGCTCAAGTGTTGATGCGTTGCAGGCTTCGCTAGGTGAGATGACAAAAAGAGTGGGGGAGTTCGTTTCCACCGGCGAGGGGGAGGCGAAAGACGTTGCGGAAAGGCTGGGCCTTCAGTTCAAGGATATGAACGGGCAGGTAAAAAACTCCGATGTGATATTTCGTGAACTGGCCGACAAACTGCACGGCATGAGCCAGGCAGAGAAGTTTTCTGTTCTGGATAAGATGGGTATCGACCGTTCCATGGTGCAGTTGCTATCCATGACGGGCGAAGAAATATCTTCGTTGCAGAACAAGGCCGAAGCGCTTGGTGTTGTCACGCAAGACCAGGCCGATCAGTTTGCAGCCTACAACGATTCTCTGACAACGCTGGGGAAAGGCTTTGATGGTATCAAATTTCAGGTTGCCGTCGGATTTGTGCCGGTACTGAAAGACCTGGTGGATGGGTTTACGGACTTTCTCATTGCTAATAAGGATCTCATCAAAAACGGGCTGGCCCATCTTGGGGAAATTATCTTCTCCGTTATGGGTATGATCCGTCGCTTCCTGCCGATTATTGGTCTTATTACCACCGGATTTGTAGCCTGGAAAATTGCTGCTATAGGACTTAGAACGGTGCTGGCAACCATATTCTCTCCTGTCGTACTGATCACTGCCGCCATTATCGCTCTCGTTCTTGTTATCGATGATTTGCTGACGGCTATGGAAGGTGGCCAAAGCGTTATTGCTGATTTCTTCAAAGATAACTGGGGAATAGATATTGTTCCCGCACTGAAAGAGGCGAAAGCGTCGCTCATGGCTTTCATAAACTACGCCATTGGCGTGTTTAAACCGCTTGCTGATGCGATTGCCTCCATGTTCAGGATGGTGTGGCATCTCATCACAGGTGCGTTTACGGGTGATTTTCAGGATGCGATGAAGGATGCGCAGAATATCTTTGATTCTCTTATAGCGTTTATCACTGGTGCATTTGGTGTCGTTGGTGATGCGATTAAATACGTGTTTGGCGATGCCGGCTCGTTTGTCGTTGATGTATTCACTACTGCCATCGAAAACACGAAGCTGATGTTCTCAGCACTATGGAAGTTAGTCACTGGCGATTTTGAAGGTGCATGGGGGGATGTGGTAAAAATCTTCGATAACGGCGTCGAACTGATGAAAAAACCATTCACGGCTTTTATTGACTGGGCGAAAAACATCTTTGCTGGGCTGGGGGAATACATCAGCAATATTATCAGCAACGCTGCTTCAAATGCCTGGAATGCGACAAAGTCATTCTTCGGGGTCGGTGAGGATGAACAGCAGCAGGGAGTAACCGGCGGCGGTAACGGCGGCATGAGTCCTGGTGGTATTCCTTACGGCATGAATGCTGCGGTGGGACTCGGTGGTGGTGGCGTGACAAGCAATTCAAGCGTCAGCCAGCAGAACACGATTCACATCAACACATCCGATCCGGTTGTCGCCGGGAATACTGCGGCAGATAGCCTGCAACAAAACATGAAGGATGCCAACCGGTTGAGTGGCAGAGGAGGTCGGTAATGGGGATTCTAGACGGCCTCATGCAGGCGCAATCCTCGGGCAAAGATACTGTTAAAAAGGTAGGGATCGGCGGGTTCTCAATGTTTGCGCGAGTTAGCGACGCTACTGAATACCCATCTCAAGTTCCGGTAGACGTGCTGGAGGACGGTAGTAACGCGTCTGACGATATTATCAATGGCCCGCTGACGATAAAAATCAGCGGTGTTGTTGCCGATATTTTTGTCGATGCGAAACCAAACTCTTCTTTTAGCCTGATGCCAGATTATTCGAAGTATGGTGAGGTGCTGGAGTACATCCCCGCAAAGACGCAGCAGCAGTTGCAAAAAATGAATGAGATTGCCGACCGCGCAGAGCAGGCCATCTTAAAGGCAAAACGCCTGGCTGATAAAGGAGCCGACCTGTTTGGGCTGGTGGGCAACCCGTCTACTGGTGGCGCTAAAGGTATACGCGAGCAATTTCTCGACTTCATTGAGGGGGTGTACTACGGCAAGCAGCTTATTTCCGTGGAGGTGGATTATCGCACCCATGAAAATATGGCGTTAAGCGGCCTGACCATCAGTACCGACAATCAAACGATGGAAACTAAGTTTGAAGCCAGTTTTACAAAAATCACCTTCACGCAACTGACTACCGCACCGATTGAGCAGCACTTCAAATCCCCCTCGGCAGCTGCTAAATCAAAAACGGCGGGCGTTGCTAATAAGGGGGCGCAGACACCCGCTGATAATTCTAAAAAAAGTAACGGGACCAGCCAGTCAAAATCAGTCATGACCTCGTTAAAAGGGGCGGCGAAATCTTTATTCTAATGAGAGCAACGTATGGATCCGATAACCAACATCACTGACGAACCTATCCAGCGGCATGTTCTGATTTTTGACCGTGGTGAGGCTGTGGTCACTATTCGTTATCTGCCTACGGTTGAAATGTGGAAAATGCGCGTGGAGTACAACGGTGATTACATCGACGGCGTGAAGCTGTCCCTCGGGACGCTACATTTTCGGCACAAGAACTGGCCTTTCGACGTTGTGTTACTTTGCGCTGACAATTCCGGCATTGACCCATATCGGGCTGACGACTTCGCCAGTGGTCGCATCGAAATGTATCTGGTCACGCCGGAAGAGATGATTGATATTCGCGGGGGAGACGTGCCGTGATGGATACTTTTTACCGTGATTATCGGCTGACGGTGGGGATCGGCAATCAAGCAGTGATTATCGAGCCACCGATCACCGTGTCATTCAAGGCGCTGGAAACTGTGGACAAGAAGTCACTCGGCAAGCTGAGTGTGTCCATCAACGGGCTAAAGCCTTCCACGCGTCTGCAATTGCTCAAGTCCGAAGATGAAGAGAAGTATATCCCCGTTCGACTCGAGGTTGGTTACGACGGCAAGCTGCGCCAGGTATTTCAGGGTTCGGTTAAAAGCGGAGCAGTAAAGCGTGAGGGGGCGATCCACATCGTCAGCCTGGAATGTGAAGACGGTGGCCACGACTATATCAACGCCTTCACATCGCGCACGGTACGCGGGAAAGATCAGGTCGTCGATTCTGTCTTGCAGGATATGCCAAACACGAAAAAAGGCTCTGTGACGAAGCAACAAGCACTCATCAGGCCGAAGGTTCTGGTAGGTAGCTCCAGTAAAATTCTTACCGATACCCTTGCGCCCGACGAGTCATTTTTCATCAAAGATGAGCGCGTCCACATCCTCAAGGCTAATGAGGTTACATCGGGTAACATTCCAGTCGTGAATGCGCGTAGCGGCCTGCTAAATACGCCTCAGGCTACGAAGATTAGCGCGCAGGATGACGGCGGGAAAAAGGCCAAAAAGCCGACCAATGAGCCTGATACGGATCCGGCAGGCAAAAAAGATACTGACTCGAGTACCTTAGCCAAATCCTCGAAAGGGCAGATCGTATTCGATACGAAACTGAATCCTATGCTGGTGATCGGTGGGCTTTGCGCTGTTGAAAGCGTGACGAACCCCGCGTTAAACGGGGTTTATAAGATATACCAGATTGAAACCAGCGGGCAGAACAACGGGGCAGCCTGGTATCAGAAGGTGGTATGCCAGCCTGCCGGAAATTACTCAGTTGTTAACTGAAGATTTTACTTCTTGCGTTACGCTGGAATTGGTTTTTTCTGGTGGGTGACGATCTGAAAGCCAGCCAAGAGCAAAAATAATGACTGTGAGAATAAAAATTTTCTCGCCTATTGAAAACTTCACCTTACCACCTGCATTTTTAAATGCCGTTTTCTCCTCGGTTGATAGTTTTCTAAATTGCTTATGGGTTAATACCATGACCAATGGGCGAGGTGGTTGAATATCTTCCTGACCATCCTCTAACAACGTTGAGTCCGAAAAGAAACCAAGCCGCTCAGGTGCTTGTTCCTCTACGTTCTCAGCGTGTTTACCGGTGGAGTTCTTTTGACCCGCGAGCAAGTTTCCACTCGTGTAAGACAAACCGGTACCGGGAATGCCTGCGGTTGCCTTTACCCCTTTTTTACCAACGTTCAGGGTAGCACCAGCCTTACCAATTGATGCGCTAGTAATGCCTGTTTTACCTATGTTTATATGAATGCCTGGTGCAATTTTGATGCGCTGTCTGAATTTGAATCCCATGAGTGACTCTCCTTAGTATTAAACGCTGGCGCAGGTTCGCTCTACGGCGATTAGTATGAGTATTTATCTAGCCATCCATTGAACCCACTCTGGCGGTTTTTTATGGGCTTAATTTATGATCGAAGAACTTCACGACACTATCGGCCTGGGTGTTGAATTTGCTCTGGCCGATGTTCACACCATTGTTGTCGCAAAAATAACGTCTGTAAATGACAAAACAATCAGTTGCGTCCCCGTTATCAATCGGGTTGTGAAAGGGAGCAGCAAGCAACTCCCAGAGTTCATTGAAGTCCCCCCGGTAATTTTGCAAGGCGGTGATAGTTATATCGCCGAACCAATTGCGGCTGGTGACTATTGCCTCGTCCTTATCTCTGAGCGTTGTTATGACGCTTGGTATGCGGGTAGCGACTTTGTTTCACCACTTGAAATGCGTATGCACGATTATTCAGATGGCTTCGCTCTGTGTGGGGTTAACCCACAGGCTACCGCGATCAATATCCCTAAGAAGAACAGGATGATGAAGGGGGATTCTGACCACGAGGGTGATTTAAACCTCACAGGAAATATTACCCAGAAAGATGGTAAGACGACTCTGGAAGAATGCGATGTTCTGAATGTACTTCAATATTCCCAGGTAAAGACAGGCGGTAAGTCTGGGGTGTCTGGTTCATTTCGAAGCGATGACGGGAAAACAATCACAGTTACCAACGGTATTGTCACGGAGATCTCATGATTGTTTCAGCACTTGATAAAAATGACGACTGGGGATTTGGGCGCGGGAAGGCAAACTATATAACTGGCGGTGCTGCTATCGCGCAGAAAGCCAAATGCCGGATCCGCTCGTTCAAAAACGATAATCCTCTCCACATGGATGACAACATCGACTGGCTTTACCTGTTATCAGAGAAAAACACCGAGCAGGAGATTCTGCGGGAGATAGAGCGCGTGACGCTGGCGACGGATGGGGTTATGCGCATTACCGCTCTGGCGATGGAGGTCAATAAGGCCACCCGGTCACAAAAAATCGAACTCAGCATTGAGACCGTCTATGACCAGCAGACGATCACCTTCCCGGTCAACGGAGCGTTGAAGAATGGCACTACAGTTTAGCGACAACGGCCTTGAGACAAGCACTCTCCGGGAGTTATTTCAGGAACTGAGCGACGGATATAAGGGAATTTATGGTCAGGATATCGATTTAGACCAGGAATCTCCCGACGGTCAACGCGTGGCAATCGAAGCTCAGGCTCGGGCAGATATTGAAGCCGCGCTGCAATGGCTTTATTCCCAAATGGACCCCGATTTTAATACTGGTGATATGCAGCAGATTATCGCCAAACTTCACGGGCTTTTCCTTCGCCCCGGCTCCCGGTCTCAGCGTGACCTTAAAGTCACAACAGACAGGCCGGTGCTTCTCTATAGCGGGTACAAGATACGGGACCAGGCAAATCAGGTCTGGGCTATCCGACAGGACGTGACCGTTCCGGCGGGCGTCACAACAGCCACCTTTTTTGCTCAAAACTTTGGGAAAGTTACTGGGCTTGTGAATGACACCTTCACTCAACTCACACCAGAACCAGGGATTGTGAGCATTATCTCTGATTCCGCGGTTGTGGTCGGTCGGGATGAGGAAACGCCTGAAGAATTCAGGCAACGCCGGAACCGGTCGCTTGAGAACCCGGCAACAGGTAGCACTGGGGCGGTTTTCGCTAAAGTTGCTCAACTGACAGGTGTAATTGATCTGAATATCGGAGAGAACGACACAAAAATTGATAATCCGACGACGGGTATCCCGGCCAATTCAATATGGCTGGTCGTTGAGGGGGGAGCGATTTCAGAAATTGTGGAGGTGATGGTTAAACAGAAAGGCGGTGGAACGGGAACGAAAGGCAGCATAACCGGACGTTTTACCGAGACCCTGATTCGGCCTGACGGCACTTCATTTCTGATAGCCCATGAACTTCAGTTTGATCGGCCCATCTATAAGCCGCTTCATATCAGGCTTAATGCCCGCCGGAAGATTCAAAGCGAACCGATAGATATCGATACTCTCAAAAAATCTCTTGCATCACGCACCATGCATATTGGTGAGTCTGTGGATGCCAATGAATTTTATGAGAATGGGTATGGGGTAGGACGGGTAAATTTTGTGCTGACCAATCTGCAAATTAGCAGTAATGGGGCAGATTACACCGATGCTGAGTTATCGCCAGGCTTTCAGGGAAAGTTCACGTTGAGTGTGGAAAATATAGACGTTAACGAGGTGGTCCAGTGAATGACGACATCATTAACCGCTACACGCTAATGCTCATCAAACAATATTGGGAAAAGAAAAAAGCAAGATCAGAGATACAGGCCATGCTCAGGCACTGGCAAATCATCGCCGATTTTATTCGTAACCCAGATAACTTTGATCTCGACCGGGTTACCGGATACCGGCTTGATGTCATTGGCCGGATAGTCGGCCTTCACCGTAGTGTGCCTGCTGTTATTGCCCGTGTATTTTTCGGGTTTGACGGACATCTGAATACCGCAGGCTTCGACAGTAAATCTAATGCGGCGTATGTCGGCGCACCTTTCTACAGCAAGTTTTCGCCGGCATATGGTGACTATCAACTGGCTGACAATGAGTATCGCAGGTTCCTTCGGGTCAAAATTGCGCGAAACGCCGCAGGTGCAACGATAGCGTCAGACGATCGGGTCAGCCTGCAGGATGTTATACAGACGGCTTTCAACGGCGAAGCTTACGTGACCGACAGAAAAGACATGACGCTTGCTTTGAACGTTTCGCCGCGGGTATCAGTTGAAGAGTTACGCCTGATTGTGAAGCTTGGCCTGCTGCCGAAACCTGCGGGCGTTCGATACGATTATTTTTATCAGGTGACTCCTGGTCTGACATTCGGTTTCTCGCGAAACCCTTCGGCCAGAGGATTCGCCAGCAAGTTTAATACCGCCTACCAGGGCGGTTTTTTTTCGAGGAAAATCCATGTCTAAGATTGTACGATATCAGGGAGATGTTCGGGCTTTTGCCTCTGATGCACAGGGAATGGAAAGAACCGTGTTTGGTGGAACAAATCAGGCGGATGACCTGACCTCGCAAATTACGGCATCTTTCCTTCGCGGATGGGGCATTGTTGGCGCTTCCGAACACCCCTCGCTTGAGGACTTCAATGCGGCAATGTATGCAATGAGTCAGTTCATTGCGTATCAGCACCAAATGGGGGTTCCAGAGTGGCATGCAGAACAGGAATATCATATCGGTTCGATCTGCACACATAACGGTGAATCTTATCAGTCCTTACAAAATGCAAATATTGGTAGCCAGCCGCCATCAGCAAAATGGACTCCTGTATTAACGTCAAAAAACGGTCTCGCAAACCTTGGTTTGGGAGAAGGCTCAGCGTTACCCGTTGGTGTACCTGTACCATATCCACTGGCTACACCACCAACAGGATGGATGAAGTGCAACGGTTCATCTTTCAATAAAACGTTACTACCTGCGTTGGCTGCTGTTTATCCATCCGGCGTCCTTCCAGACCTGCGGGGTGAATTCATTCGTGGTTGGGATGATGGGCGAGGTGTAGATAGCGGGCGCAAGCTAATGAGCGCCCAGGAAGATGCCATAAGAAATATCTCCGGAACAGTTCGCATAGTATCCAACTCATATAATCAAAACACAGCAAGGCAAATGACTGGGGTATTTGGATGGAGTGAGTCATCGGCTGGAGATACCACTAATTTTGTACTTACAGCCGCATCAAACACATCCGGGTATAAAAATGGTGGGTTTACATTTGATGCTTCATCACAGGTTCCAACGGCCCTGGAGAATCGACCGAGAAACATTGCGTTTAACTACATTGTGAGGACCGCATAAATGGAACAGGTGATTTTAGACGAAAACGGATATGCAACAACAGATGGTCAGATAACGGTCTACAACTATGATGGAGAAACGCGCGAATACATGACGTTATCAGTTGAGTATCTTGTTGCTGGTTTTGGTATCCCTGCGCATTCCAGCACTGATGCACCGGGTGAGCACAAGGACGGTTTTGCAATCTGCCGCAATGCAGATTCAACCGGGTGGGAATATGTTGCAGACCATCGCGGTGAAATCATCTATAGCACCGAAACAGGAGAATCGAAAGAAATCACAGCTCTGGGTGATTACCCTGAAAATACAACCACTATCGCCCCGTTAACGCCATATGATAAATGGGATGGTGAGAAATGGGTGACGGATACTGAGGCACAGCATAGCGCCGCAGTAGAAGCGGCAGAAGCACAGCGCCAGTCACTGATTGATGCAGCAATGGCTTCCATCAGTCTGATTCAACTGAAATTACAGGCCGGACGGAAGCTGACGCAGGCAGAAACAACCAGGCTTAACGCTGTGCTGGATTACATTGACGCGGTGACGGCAACAGATACCAGCACCGCGCCGGATGTCATCTGGCCTGAACTGCCGGAGGCGTAGGCCATTCAATATCTGGCGCACTGGAGGTATCAACCAGTTCCAGTGCGTTCAGATAATCCAGCCACAAATTATATTGCGCCAGTTCCTCACCTTTCAGACGACCAATAGCCGCTTTACCAGGCCATTGTTTACTGTTCATGTATTCGTTGGCATGGTTAATCAATAATTGCCTCTCTGATTCGGCCTGTTCAATAAGTTCCTCATGTGATGGTGGAGGTATTTCAACCCATGTAGGATTGCCATAACCGTCCGACCCTCTGATTTTTCCAGTCGGCGGGAATCCTAAAAACTGGGTTGCATCCTCCTCGCTAATATCAGTGAATGTGGCGATTTCATCTTCGCTCAATTTATAATCGGAAATTGACGCAGCAGGATAGAATAATGCATTCTTTGGATCAAATTTATACATTTCAATTACCCCGCTATCCATCTGTATGCGACTGGCATACTTCCAACCTGTGAAACATCAAACCCCTGCCTCGATTTTCGCAACACATTTACGGCCCCTTTATTTGCTCCGGAATCTGATGCACAAACGATAACTTCGAAATCGTCATACGGAAATGGTATCGGGAATAAAATGTTAGTTTGATTTGATGCCATAGCAAATCCCCGCTGTATTATTCTCCCCGACGGGTCTCTATTCCATCCTGTCCCAGATGTCCATTCTGACATACTAGGTATCTGATTTTCCCCTGTTCCCACATTCCGTTTTGCCGCTTCTCCCAAACCAACCTTTTTTATAACCATCAAAAATCTGGTGATGCTTCGCCGTTTCTCCTGTTTTCATAACAGGAGAAATCCCATGATTTACGGTTATGCCCGAGTATCAACAAACCACCAGGATACTGAATTGCAACTAACGGCGCTCAAGTCAGCGGGTTGTGAGAAAATTTTTGAAGAGCATGCCAGCGGGAGGAAATCGAATCGGCCGGTTCTAAAACGGCTGATCGCCACTATGCAGCCGGGGGATGAACTGGTGGTCTGGAAGCTGGACAGGATAGGCCGCAACGTTCTGCATGCGCTGTTGATGTTCCAGCAGTTACAGGAAAAGGGTATCAACTTCCGCAGTATTACCGATGGCGTGGATCTCAAAACAGCCAGCGGCCGCTATAACTTTCGTAACATCCTTTCCGCAGCACAATATGAATCTGATCTTAATAGCGAACGTACCTTAGCAGGGCTGGCCGTAGCCAGGGCAAAAGGGCGAGTTGGTGGTCGCAGGCCTAAGTTCACGAATGAGCAATGGCGGGAAATGGGGGAGCGGATGGCAACCGGTGAATCACGACAAAGCGTATCAAAAACGTATGGAGTAGGGCTCTCAACTCTGTATAAAAAGTTTCCAGCTAGCTGA